GTTGGCATAGGATCGCCAGCTTCTACAATCACCTTTTGCTCGGTAACGAACTCCTCAAACTTTTCGTTTAGCATATCTGACATTTGAGTTTACCTCGTAATTTCCGTATAATTAATCTAAGTTTATTTATAAATCACAGTTTTCCGAGGAAATGCTCAAAGGTCTTGAGCACTCTCTGTTCCAACTGATAACGCGATGCGTCTTCAATATATCTCTGGTATTTAGCAACTTCGCGCTCCTTTAGGAGACCGTTGTCCCATACCCATTCTTTTCCTTCCATGATACCATTTACAAATGCATCAGGTGCGGAAGGATCTGCTACGATGTCTGCAGCAGTTGTAAGCATGAAGTCATCGCGAACGATGTTTACATCTTCTTGCTTATCGATGCTTCCCATACCACGAGAGGAAACACCTAACTGAACTCCTTCTCCAAGTAGAGACTTGGCGATGTTACCCATTGGAGTATCTAGAATCTGTGCTTTGCCAATGAAGTTATTTCCTTCAGAGCGAAGACTTGTGATTCTATGTGACACTCTGTCGAGGTTGATAGTAGGACCATCAGGGTGACCGAGTTCCCCGAGAGCACGCTTAGACTTAACATACTCTTCGTTGTATCTCTCAACTTCTTTGTTGAGGACACTGAAGGGATACATGCGACCATTGCGGTTCTTCAGTTCTGATTGAAGAAAGACACCTTCAATGTATAGAAGTTTCTTTCCGTTCTTCTCCTCAGTGAGGATCTTGACGTCTTCAATCGTTTCCGTTATCAGTTTCATCGGTTACTTCCGTTTCTGTTTCTGTGGGTTCATCAAAGAATGTATTTGCTACAACCTTTTTATAATCCGCCATAGCGTCAGACGCTTTGGAGAATAAAAGATCTTGAATAGCATCAATTGCAGCAGCGCGGTCATTATCGGCAATTTGATTGACGATATTTACCTCACCCTGATGCGAATTTACTTCAGTATGTTCTGCCATAATAATAGTTCAGTATAATTTATTTATCACCGCTAGGTTTTGACGGTGCGGACTTTGCTTTTTTGATCTCTCTTTCCATAGCAGCATCCGCAGCTTCTGCGTCTCTTTCTGCAGCAGCATCTGCTTGCATGTCAGAAATTTCAGGAGCAAGCGCAGCGTTTTGCTGCTGCATATTGTCAAGAACATTAACTTCTACTGGATCAATTGCAAGACCAGTGTTAATGTCTTTACGCATTTGCTTGTCAATCTCGCGCATATCTTTGGCAGTTTGACCCAAGATATTCTTACGGATATATTCTGTAGAGAAATACTTACCAACAAAAGGATCCATCTGAGTGACAGTCATCATTCTCTGATTCATCATTTCAATTTCTTTTAGTTCATTGAAGTGATTATCAAAGAGGAAGTCATATTGGATATGCTCCTTCATGTCATCCCAATCTTCAGGAGCAATTACTCCCTTGAGGATGAGCTGAGTTTTAAGCATGTCTTGGAACATCTCACCGAATCTCTTGCGGAGACGACCAATGAACTTCGTGAACTTAAGTTCGTCACGGAGGACTTCAGTGGTTTTACCAAGATTGAATCCTTTATTGTCGTCTGTGAGACGGGAAGGAGGAAGATTGAGAGAGTTATAGAGTTTCTTTTTAAAATACTCCACATCCTTGAGTTCACCAAGGTTCTGTCCTCCAGGTAGAGTTGTGATCTCAGTACCACGACCACCCTCTCTACGAGGCAACCAGAAATCTTCTAGCATACTCATGTGCTTTTTGTCGTCACGCATCTCACCAGTCTGTGCGTCGTAGACTAGTTTGTTGCGATAGCGACTCATAACATCACGAAGATATTGTTCCGCTTTTACCTTAGGTAGATTACCAACATCAATGTAGAAAATTCTACGCTCAGGTGCGCGAGACAATCTGTAGATAACAAGACTATCTTCAATCATTCTTAATTGATTGAGTGACTTGATTGCCTTATGAAGGAAACCAAGAGTCATTCTTTTGTTTAAATCTTGTAAACCAGATGGACAGAATGTGATAGAATCAACTGCCATCTTGATACCTTGTGACAATGACATGTCACCAATAGGTCCTAATACACCACCTTTATAAAATCCTTTTGGATTGTAAAGATAGTAATCAACAAAAGTTCCATACTCATGCTCAAGCGCAGTACCTTTGATCGCTTGCTTTGAGATAGAATCCTTTGGAGTATTGTCAATTTTTTGACGGACCTTCTTGATCTTCATTGGATCAATATAACGAAGTTCCGTAATACCTTTCTTTGGATTATCGAGATCGATTACTTTATGATAAAATAACCTTCCGTCAATATACCAACTACGCACGATCTCATGAGCGCGGTTGTCAAAGTTTAGCAATTTTTTGATGTACTCAAATTCTTTGCGAACTTTGTTTTTAACACCCATGCCAACATCTAGATTATCTAGATTAATTTCGACTGGGGTATCGTGTGCATCGCTAACAATAAACTCGTTAACAACCTCATCAACTGCACTATCTACCTCGGGGTGTAGTGCCATATCACGATAACGACGGATCATCTCAAACTCATTACGAGCTTGATTGTCCGTCTCCACATATGTTCCATAATAACCACCCGCTGCAACAGCGATGGCTTCATCAGCATTAGGAGGGACAGGGGATTGTCCCTTCTGCCCCTCCTTGCGATTAATTTGGAAACCAAATAGTTGACTCATTTCAAGTAGACAAAATACTTATCCCAACTATTTAGTATCCCTAGAAATCAACCTGCTGAAGTTCCTGTTCCAGTACCAGTTCCGCCATTGGCAGGACCACCAGAACCAGCCTTAACATCATCCGCTTCTACAGTCCAGTAAGAATACTGGAACTCAACGGTGAACTCTTCAATCTGATCGTTGCTGTCATATGCAACATCGATTGCAGAAACGCTGGTTGGGAATGCATACCAGAGATCATAAGTTCTGAGAATTCTTCCACCATCGGTAGAATCTTTCTCCATCTGATGAATCTTGAGATTTCTGGTGTAGCTGCTTGCGCCAGTAGGTGCTAGTAACTGAGCATCGTTGTCTAGATGAGAGTTAATCTTATCCATCCAACGCTCGAAGAATGCACGAGTTCCCATGCCGTAATCGACAAAGAATGTTGCACTCCAGTTATCGAATGTACGATCTCCAGCAATTTTTACTACTCTACCTCTGTAAGGAACTTCGATTGTACCAATCGAAGAACCAGGGAGAGAGGACGACTTGCATAGAATCGTTAGATCATCTGCAGTCGCTCCGTTAGCAGGATCCGCAGGGATCTCTACTTTGAACATATTGGGCTTGACGCCCTGTTGAATCTTCTGTAAGAAGGTGCTTACATTGTTGGTAGCCATTTGTTTTTAACCTCTGTTTTGTTTATCTAATAGAATTTAGCGAGAATCAGCGACCAATAACTTCACTGAAAGCGACTCCAGTTCTTGTCGCAGTAAGTGTTACTGTGACATAGTTGATGGAGCGAGTAGGCTTGAGATATAACTCAGCAACAAACTCATTACGGTCAACAACATCAGGTGTGTTGTTGGACTCATCACAAACTACGAGATAGTCAGTTAGACCTCTGCGTGCCTGAATTTCAGAGAGATAGGAGTTGACAGTACCTGCAAAACCAGATCTGGTTGTTACATCGTTCTGCTCGAAGAGTACGCCTTCAGCGAGTCTTCTAACTCTTGACTCAATGTTGAGGAAGAGACGACGAACATTGATTCTGTCGAATGCAGATGGGGAAGCAAGACCAGTCTTGTCTCCAAAGAGAAGAGTGCCTGCACCAGGAAGAGTAACAATAGGATTGACTCTTGCCTGATAGAGTTCGTCTCTTGCTGCCTTACCAGGGTTGAAAGCAAGTTTAACTGCGTTACGAAGACCACCACGGTTTAGACCTGCTGGGGAAATCCAGTCGTCAATGATTGCAGAAGTTCTTACACAGAGTCCTGCAACATCTCCGTTACATGGGAGATAGAGATAACGATCATTGAAGCGATCGTAGGTGTACTTAAGACCACTGTCATATACTGCAAAAGATGTCGAAGGCATCGTATCGAAGTATGCGATAGTGTTGTCTTTCTGTGCAGTTGGAGTCAACGCACCAGCGGTTCCAATCTGATTAGACTTGTCAGGAGAAATAAATGCAACACAATCCATTCTGGAAGTTGCAACACCAATTACTGCTTGTGCTTTTGTCTTGGTGTTTGCTTCTGAACTCATCGAACCACCCATTAGAACAAAGTCAATATCAACTTGTTCGGTGTCGAGGAAGAGGTTATAACCTGTAGTAACTTCAGAGGTGGTGTATGCAGAACCGTCTGCACCATCCTCAAGTAGATCACCATCATAGGTGAGAGAGTCAGCAGCACCAGCGGTGAGTTTCATTGTCTCAGGTGCAGCAGCAGTTGCTGCATAAGAAGCAGCGGTGTTACCCCAAGCATTACCTGCAGCGGTGAGTCCTGATGTTCTTGTAGCACCAGAATAGATGAACTTAGACTGTGCGTTAATTACATCTCTGTAGAATAGGGATGCACCTTCTGGGGACTTAGCATCAGATAGTTTCGAGAGGAATGTGAATCTCTCAACTACGGTGTTTGTGCTTTCGTCGATGACTGCAACATGAACTTCATCTTTTTTGAGATGTGCTTCTGTAGCGAATGCAGTAGTTCCAGGGCGAGGACCGATTGCACTTAACTTAAGACCAGTAGCAGCAATCGATGTGTTGTTGTACCATGGTTGTACGCTTAGAACTTCAGCAGCACCAGATCCACCAACTGCAACAGCGGTTGCGGTGTCATTAGTGACAGAGAAGAAATCTGTTCCTAGATCTTGTACAACTGTGTGAGCAGCACCAGCAGGGTCGGTGTATGCATCACCAGCAGAGAGTGAGTGACCAGCAATTTGTACAATCTGATCTGCACCACGGTCTACGACAACAACGCGAAGGTTGTTACCAGCAGCACCAGCAGAACGAGCAATGAATTCTGCATCGCTACCTGTTGCTCCTGCTTCAAAATCTGATTCGTTATCGATGAGATTGCTATTCCCACCAGTGTTAGCGTTAGCAGCACCAGAACCTGCAACACGGACAACAGCTAGTCTGCCGCCGTATGCTAGGAACTCGGAAGCAACTAACCAATCTTCTGTAGCAGTTCCTGTGCCAGAAGGTGTACCGAAAACATCAATGAGTTCTCTTTCGTTTGCAATACTGGTTACTTCATTGATTGGTCCTTTTGCAAAAGTAGACGCAATCGCGGCGGTAATCTGCGAGTCTCCAACGATAACTGCGTTAGATAAATCGCGCTCCTTAATAACAACACCAGGCGAGACTTGACTTGCCATGTTTAGCTCCTTGGGTAATCCAAAATTAATCTAAATCTATTTAGATTTTTGCATCTCTCAAGGGGGGAAACAATGCATGAACAACCTACCAGTCTGGATACTGCCAATCAGACAGTGGTTGCTTTCCCTTTCTAGTATTTAGAATTCTGTTGATGGTGCAATCCTTACATTCGTATGAATATGCTGACGGCAATCCTCTCTTTGATTTCCTGGTTACATAGAAATCTTCGATCAAGTTCTTAGTCTTTGCACACGACCTGCATTTCCTTTCTTTGAAAAGAAGGTGTTCCAGACTGAATTGATCTCCAATATCCATCAGTAGTTCCACATATAACCGACTTCTTCCTGCTTGTCTCCATACGCCCACAGATCTCCGTCTGCATCCATGAAGGTATCGTCACCCATGCCATCGTCAATAAACCCAAAAGGAGCCATATCTTGTTCAATTTGATTTCTTTGTTCTTCATAAATTCTCCTTCGGATATCTTGATCCGTCATTTCTTTAAAGTATTCCTGCATGACTAACCATGCAAACAATACCATACACATTACAAGGTCATCATGGTATCCCTCGTCTGCTTCCCACGCTTGTTTCTTCTGCACAAATGTGGTAAGTTCTTGGAAGATCTGGAAGTCATTAAACAATAACTTATCTTCCTCAACAATTGCTTTTAAGTTAGCGCAACCAATCTTCTTCACGGTCACACTCATCTTGACACCTAGTTGGGTTTTGTTTCCTGAGAAACCTTGTCCCACCACTTGCCCTGCTCTTCCTCGCATTGCACACATGAGTACATTAGGATACTCAAGATCGTAGTTGAGAGTAGCAGCAATACTGTCACCGATATCATTTACTTCTACTAGAATGTAAGGATTGTTGTATTCTTTCGCTACTTGGAAGATGACGGATGGAAACAGAACAGGTTTAATCTCATTATTTCTGTACTTTGCAACGATCTGATACGGCATCGTGGTGATATCAAACACGATGAAAGCACTATAGTCGCCACCAATTCCTCTGGCAACATCAACAGTAATGATATATTCGTGATCCTTCTCTGCTCTCTTGTAAACATCAAGTCCTGCATTGCTCGCTATGGGGTCATGGAAAGGTATTGTCTGGAGTTTTGCTGGACTAATTAGAGTGTCAGCAGAACCAAGGAAGTCGCATTCAAATTCTTGTGCGAACTGTCGCGGCGATGTGTTCTTAATCGTCTCCTCTTTCCATTTAGCATCACGCCCAGGAACTTGAGACCAATGTACTTCGTTTGTAATATAATCATTCTTCCCTCTTCTAGCATCTTCCCACATCTTATAGAAGTGGTTCATGCCGTTAGGCGTAGAGATGATAATTACTTTCGTTGATTTACCAGACGTAATAGTAGGATAAACAGAGGCAAAGAATTGCTCTGCAACATGGTTTGGAACGAACGCAAATTCATCGAGGAAGAGGATATTGAACGACATGCCTCGGACAGCACTTGCAGATGTAGAAGCAGCCAGAATCTTTGATCCGTTTTCAAGTTCAACATTACCTTTGTTCCATACAAGGATACCATGCTGCATCCACTTTGGCAAATTTTCGTATGCTAACTGTAACCTACCCAGTAGTTCCCTGGCGGTAGATGCCTTGTTAGCAAGAATACCAATGTTAACACTATCATAAAAGATAGCGTAATATAATAGATAAGCAACAACAGTAGTTGACTTTCCAGTTTGTCTTGGGAGTTTCGCAATGTTGAACCTATTTTCGTGAAAGTCTCGTAAGATCTCTTTCTGAAAATCATACATGCTGAAGGGCACCAAACCCTCATCCAGCGAGATGATCTTGATATAATTCATAGCAAAGTAAATGGGATCATTCTTACACTTGATCCATTCATCAATTTGCTCTTTTGTAAATTGCATTGGGGTTCCCGCCTTCTTCAGGTTAGGGTTCCCCAAATATACATCGTTAGTAGACACAACAAAACACTAGTTCACCACTAGTATTTATTTGTCCCACCATTTACCTTCTTTTTCCTCGGCAAATTTTTCGAGGTCTTCGAGACGCTTCTCCCAGTTGTCGCCACCCTCCTGACCTCTGACAGGATTGATACATTGGTTATCAGCAAGTTTATTACATACTAGACCTGCTAGGTCTAGTTCATTTCCTTTAACACCTGTGCCAGACCAGTAATGTTGGTTATTGATCCAGACAGCACCACACTTCGGACATTCTTTTCTGCTTAATGACAGATCGGACAGTTCCTTATCGTTGGTCATCTTTAGACATCTCCTTTATGAGTTTGTTGTATTCAGGTAGATCTTTTAAAAGTTGTTGTTGCAGCTTACGACGCATGAGATACATTCTAAACCTGACCCATGCATATCGCAACTGTAAGTCCATGTATGCAAATAATCGCATCGTTTCTTCTGGACCTGCATAAGCAACTAACAGAATAATGATTGCAACTACTACATAGAGACCTAGCATATTGTTACACTCAGCTACAATACAATTATACCGTATGTAGGAAAAAATAGTGTAACAAATGATCAAGATTTATTTGTCTGTGTCTAGTTCTGTAAAGGCATAGTCCGCAAGCATTGCAAACAGACGGTTTTTGAGACCTTTAAGATACTCCTGTTCTTCTACTGGTCTCCTAGGAGCACCAGGCCATGTTTCGATTGCATAACAAATGTGGTTATACAACATGCGTATCTCTTCGATACGAACATACATTGTAAAATCGTATTCTTCTGGCGAGGGTTCAGGGAAGGGTTCCATACTCTCTCCTGATCTCCCTTAACTCTTCAAAGTCTTTCTTCTTTGTGCCACCATCATATTCCCAAGCATACCCTTCGGTAATCATCTGCTCGTTCAGTGATACTTCTGAATCTCCAATATATAACCAACCAAGAAGGCGACCGTACTTACCCATACCACCAACCAACTCAGTTCTAATAGAGAGTTCGTCATCACCAGCAATTGCTCCCTCTAGTTTTTCTTTCATCCAGTTGGTAGCATCGAGACCTAGCGCCTTTTCTTCAAGATCACGGGTTCTCTTCTCTGGCGTATCAACTCCTGCAATTCTAACTCTTTCTTTCTTGTATAAGTCAAACCCAAGATCAATGGTGACATCAATAGTATCGCCGTCAAGAACACGATTGATCTCCGTCACTCTGAAGTTGTAGCAGCTCTTCCTGCTTGGGGGTGTCATCGCTCCCATGTTGTTCTGCCTCCATGGCATCAATACTTAGTATATATTTAATTACCCACCCAACCCCTATCAGGAGGATGATTAAACTGATGACTATACTCCATGTCACATCATTGACATCATTTAGGGGGCGGAGGAGGAGGTTCATTCCAATCTGATTTCAACTGATTATATCTAGGGTTGTTCACTGCCTCTTGGTGGCACATTATACTGAATTCATCACAGCACTTGCACCAGACTTTTCTAGCATCAGGCGCACCTAATGCTTTTTTCGCCACAGAGTTTCCCACTCCCTCCAAAGGCGAGCACATTCATCACTCTTTTTCTGCAGGTGCTCCTCCCGATACATGTTTTTTACCGAATGGTTCCCAGTGTTCCCATCCATATTTATGGACAAGATGCATTCCTATGATAG